AACTTACAAAGGTACCTGTTTTCAAGGGTGGGGGGCTTCTCTCTTGGGGCGATGCTGAAAATCTTTCGAGTAGAATCGAAGGGACTCTCAACAGAGCAACAATGGAAGCACAGCTCGACCGGACAGTCGACGAACTCTTCACGGGCAGTGAGTATACTTGGGATGATCGGATAAAACCTTTCGTTCCTAGTACCTCTGCTGCCTATGGGAGTGCGCGCTCGAAGGGCGGTGCACTGGGAGCAATCCTGGCGGACCCCTACCTTCTCCAAGGCTTGAAAACAACCGAAAACCTGATCTCGGTAAAGATGATAGAAAACACTAAAGGCGAGCACTTCGCCAGTGTAGAAGCTGCACCACTAATGGAGCGGTTTGAATTACTGTATACGCGGATGTTGGATGAAAACGATCGAAGAGCCCCGAGCAGTCCTTATTGGATTGCCTGAGGCCCTAAAGATCCGAGTTATTTCGAAGGGTCCGCCGTTTCTCAATACGGTATTGAAGTCATTGCAAAAGAAAATGTGGTCTGTGCTAAAAAAGCATCCTGCGTTCTCGCTTGTTGGTGAGCCTATTTCGGCTGACTACATTCAAGAGCGTTTGGGGAAAACTTTAAAGCCAGATCACAAGTTCCATTCTGGAGATTTTGCCGACGCCACGAATGAGATGTATTCTTGGGTTTCAGAGCGCATTGCGAATCGCATAGCAGACATCTGGCATTTGTTGCCTGATGAACGCTTAGGATTCATAAGAGCCCTCACTGGTCACATAATCGTCTTGAACGATTTAAGTGAAGAGGAAGCCATTGAATATCTCAAAGTCATGGGTGTCGCCTGTCTCCCGGGCATGACTGCAGTTCAAACCATGGGACAACTGATGGGATCGGTCGTCTCTTTTCCAGTCCTTTGCTTAGCTAACGCAACTGCAACTCGTTGGGCAAAAGAGGTTTCGGAGAATGAAGTTTATTCTCTTAAATCTCTTCCTGCCGGGTTCAACGGTGACGATAACTTTTGTAAAGGTAGTGAATTGTACTTTGCTACTTGGGAGAGGGTGGCCTCATTTCTAGGATTAAATCCATCTGTTGGAAAATCCTTCTTCTCACGAGATTTCGTGGAAGCAAACTCTACAACCTACGGGTACTCCGAACTTGGTTTCGAGGGTCGACTTGACAAATTTAACAGTCGTGGTGAACAGATCTTAGGGTCTGTCCGTCACTTCCGTGAAATTCGCAAGGTCAACCTCGGTCTCCTTGTTGGTCTCTCGCGTGGTGGTAAGTTAAAAGAAATGAATGGTTTGCCCCAGCAGGCAATTATCCGTGATACAGATAATGCTGCTCTCTCTCATGGCCCAATAGCACGTGACTTAGTTCTCAAGTGTCCTGAATTCCTTCAGGAACGAGTTCTCGGTCAGTACATTCAAAATAATGGTGTAGGACTTAAGCAATTTAATGTTCCATGGTTTATACCAGAACAGTTCGGTGGCGTTGGCCTTCCCTCTGTCGGTAAATACAGACCGCATGATCGTGACCTTCGTTTAGCTCGAAAGATTTACGAGAACCCTGAAAAGTTCCGTTTACCTTCCCCGCCTACGATTAAGTCATGGAAAATGTGGGAATATTGTACCAAGCGATGGAGAGGGCTCAAACAGCCTCCTCACCAAGAGCATGTCTTCTATGATATACCTGGTCAGATGAAAATGATTTCAACTTCTCAGCTCTACGCACTTACGTGTGTGGAGTCTGTATTCCGTGCTAAAGGAATAAAGGATCTTTATGAACCCAAAGAAGAATCAAAAGCATCGACCTGTTATCTAAGAAGATTGCAAAAGGTTTGGAAGGGTGCATTGGTTAGCAAAATACCAATGCCTGAACCGTTCAACATGGAACGTTATCCTATCATCTATAAACCATCCGACCTTCCTTGGATGGCTTACCGGGTTAATGCTAGTGTGGCCTTAGGGCTACGCATCTAACAAGCAACTTGACACGTGAAGTGACTCCTGGATAGGAGATATAAGAGTACCAGCGCAGACGATGAGAGAAACAAAATCTCTGATGCCATTCCGGTCCAAAATAAACCTACTTATATCTTCAGCTCCAAAACACTGTCACACCGAACACACTTTTCTAGGAAAGGGTCTAAAACTCTAATCTCAATCTTAAGTTGGATGTATCGCTACCTTGTACGCGTGGTCTTCCGGGAACTTTGTTCCATTCGGGTGCACGTTATGCAGGGGTGATTAAATCCAATTTGAGAGTGAGGGGAGAGAGAATGAACTCTTGTCCGAAGAAGTGTATGCAGCGGTATGATGAGTGGTGGAATCTCATGACGCATGTGTGTTGCCCCGTCTCAACTCATACGGGGTTCATTTACAGTCAGGCCTTATCCCAGGCTTGCCTGTCTTTGCAAATGAATCCCGGTAACAAGCAGT